TAGAATATTGTCTAATTACTAATTGACTTAATGAACGATATTTATCCGATAAATATTCGTAACGATACCAATTCTTTAAGTTTAAACCATCTTCATCTGCTAAAAATCCTTTATAAGAATAGTAACCATTGTAAGAATCGTTAAAGCCTAAATCCAAATCTGCATTAAATACGTATTCATCAGAATTAGTTAATGAACCAATACATTGATAAGATTGAAAAGCAGGTTGGATAGTAAATGAAAAATTATTTACTTCGTTTGCTTCTACTGTTGATTTCCAATAAGTAGAAGCAGGTTTTGCTAATACATATTCAAAATAAATTGTTCCTGATTCGGGTGCAGGTGGCAAAGTCAAACTTAATTCAGTTAATGTTGTATCAACATCGTAAGGCTCAAAATAATAACTTGAACCTCCAAACTCCCACTTTTTGTTGTTATCTATGCTATAAAAACCTGCTGGTGTTTGTAATTGAATTCTCAATATAAAGAAAGCATCAGGAACAGTTGCACCAACCGCTACAAGATTTGAATTAAAAGAAATTTGTACCACTTCATTAAAACCAATATTAGGAAAATAATTAGGCTTTATAGATGCGTGATATGGGGCTACAACATTTGTAATATCTATGTAATAATCATTTGATAATCTACTAGGATATGGTGCAACAAATATTAAACCACCATTTACTTGTTCAGTCCAAGCGTATGCGTGTAATAAACCGCCTGAAGATGTTACTTGCTTTAAATCACCATTAGTAATATAGTTTGAAGGATATTCAATTTGTTTATCAAATTGCACCTTGTTATATCCTTTTCTTAATAGTTTTACTTGGCTATTATCTACAAAGAATAATCCTGTTTCATTACCACTATAACCATCTATTAAACCATTAAAACTTGTAGTTCCTGAATCAACTACTAATCCAGCATCATCATATTCAGTAAACCAATATGTTTCTTGTGCAAATTGTGAAATTGCAAGTATTTGCCATTTTCCTTGTGCTTGAAATAATCTTGCACCAAATCCTTTTACTATTTTAGTTAAAACTGCTAAACAATTATCTACTTGATAATCATTAGTAATAAATAAAGCAAAGTTTAAGTATGATTGTTTTAATGGGTCCGCCCAACTTACATCTGCCCTATCATCCATTCCATCTGCGTAATAACTTATTCCTGTTATAACATTTGGATTTGTTGGAAACCCAATTGCATTTAATGAATTTAATATGTAAAATAAACAATCATTAAAATCACTTAAAACATAATCTACTGCTAAAGGGTAATTAATCTTTTCTAATAAACCCAAACCATCCACTGCGTTAAATGAAAGTTCTTTTCTGCCTGTTGTAAATGAAAATTGAACGCTATCACTTAATGCCCATCCTTGCCACTCTAAAGTTTCATCATAGTAAAGTTTACATAAATACTTCCTATCGTTTAATGTTGTTAAGTTTGGCATATTATTTATGTCATCCGTAACATCTATTCCAATACTTAATTGACTTGCATAAATAGGTTCAAAAATATCATCGCTTCTTGGGATATATTGCAATTGTATTGTAGTTGCAGGATATTCAATCACACTTCCAGCATAATCATCTTCTAATAAATACAATTCCGTAATGCTGCCACTTTTGGAAGCCATTGTTATTTTATATTTATTTGCGTATGCCATTATATTCCCCTTCTTAAGTTAAGTGAATGATTAGACCTTTGTAATGCTAAAACTAAATCATTTCCTTTTAATACAAATGAACCTCCACCTGCCATTCCACCACCACTCATTGCACCTGCATTAAATGAAGTATTCAAAAATCCACTTAATTTACTTAATGGGATAATAGCTTCAGGACCAGCTTCACCAACCATTCCAATATGTGGTTTATTAACAATACCGCCTTGAGCATATTTAGGTATCATTAATATTCTACCAGCAGAACCAGCAACATTAGAAGCAGCAACTGCAACTTCACTACCACCACCTGTCAAAGCAGCCATAATTGCTCTAAATATCAATGTTTGAATTACCATTGCAACTAATTGTTCGGTAATTTTTCCTAACATATCTAAAAATGCCTTACCAAAACTATCGCCTTTTTGCATTGCATCATAAACACCTTGTAACGCATTTACTACATTTCCTGAAAGTTGTTTAGCAAAAGATTCGTATGATTTATTAAGTTCATCAATTCTATCACTTTCCATCTTAAAACCCTTCATTCTACCTGATGCATCCCTTGTTAAGAAATCACCTAAACTATTATCTTTACCTGTAACTCTTTTTCTTTCCTCACCCATTTTTCTTTTCCTATCAGCACTTTCTCCTTTATCACCATAGGTAAGAATTAACGCATTATCAAACCCTTTATCTTTAAATATTTTTTTGTATTTCTCAATATCCATTAATTGTTGAGACAATTCATATTTAAGTGAAGCAGAAAACTCTTTTAAAGCATCTATTGTTTTGTCTCCACCTTTTTTTACATTATCAGCAGTTGGGGTTAACGTAATTGTTTTTAATTGTTCTAATGTATTTAATTCAAGATTTGCAATTTTATTTTTTATTACATCTCCTAATACATTGTATTTTTTATTTATTAAATCTTTTTGATAATCAACACTCCTTATATGAGAATGTCCTTTTTCAATCATTTCCTTTGGACCTGTAACTAATGCTAAAGCATCATTTCGTTTTTTATTATTACGAAATTGGTCATCATATAATTTAGTTAATTGCTCAAGATTATTCTTTTCTTTAGCAATCGCATCTCCTTGCATTGCTGCCTGATTAACTAAAGTTTGATAATATGCTTTATTTTCACCTAAATTTGCAGCTTTTATTGCTTCACTATTACTGTATAATTTTTTTAATTCTTTTAATGCTTCTTCTTGTTGTGTTTTATTTCCACCAACAATAAGTTCAGTTAATAAAATACCTTTAGTTCTTTTAGCTTGTTCGCCACCAATTAACTTATATAAATTATCTGCTACCTCTTTAAGTTTTTTATTAAACTCCTCAAGTTCGGCAGTTGGTCCTTTAAAAAATGCAATTATATCTTTACTAAATGTAACCGCTAATGAAGATACTATACCAATTGCAACTCCAACCCCTGCTGGACCTGCTAACCCAGCAACCATTGCTTGTAAAGCCTTTTTAGTTCCACCTTCGGTTTTAGCTAATCGTTGGAACGATTCAACCATAGGATTTAAGTTATTCGCAACACCCATAATTCCATAAGGAGCATCTTGAGCAATCCTTGAGAAGTTTATAAGTGATTGTGAAGCATCCCCCATTGATTTACCTGATTGACCAAGTCTATCGTTTAAATGAGCAATCTTACCGCTAGTGTTAGCAATATTTTCATTTAATATTTTAATTGTACCTACATCAGTTGTCTTTTTTAAGGTATTTTGAAATTGCCTTAATTCATTTTGTGCTTTTATTAATTCAGCCTCTAATGTAGATACATCCGCATCAATACTTATAAAAAACTTATCAAAAGACTCTGCCATAATATTTTAATTTACTCCGTACAACTTTAGTGTCCTTGCCAATTGGTCGCTTGTTAACATTACCTTTTCTTCTTCAACTTCCAAATCATCTATCGCAGGTATATGCCAAAAAGCCTTTATACTTTTGGGTGATTTTTCAGTAGTGTTACTTAAATATACAAAATAGGCAAGGTTTCTAGTCCTTGCCCATTCGTTTAACTCTTGTTTTTCCTTACCCATTACGATAATAGAAAAGTCTTTCCAAGTCATTTCCCAAAACTCATTGGGTCTTATATTGCATTCAGCAGCCTTAACTAAAATATCATCCCACCCTAACTTTATTAGACTTTTTTTTTTCTTCTTTAGGTGTTCCTTGTACTGTTGTAACTGTGCTTTCAACAATATACTTTAAGTACAAAAGGACTTGTCCTTCAGGGTTAAAAATACCGCCTATTTCATCAATCCAATTGCAAACATCATCTTCAGTAAATTCAACTTCTTGTTTGTTACTTATACAACCTGATTTATATCCGATGTGTATTATTTTAACAATGTTATCCAAGTCGTATTGATTACCAGCTAAAAAATCAAAGTACTTATCTATTGTAATGTCTTTTGCTTTGCAAAATTCCCTCATTGACCAAGTACCCCATTTTAATTGAATTGTTTTGTTGTTTAGTTTTAATTCAAACATAGGTTTATGCAGTTTCAGTTTGTGTTAATGGTGGCAATGTTACTACGAAAGTTGCAGTAAATTTAACATCATCTTTATCAGCAGCGTTTACTTCAAAATCGCTAATAAATACTTGACCTGAATAAACAATATCACCTGCGGTTGGTGTTGCTTTACCCATCTTCATATTGAAGGCAGTTTTAGCAGCGTGAGCAGCATACAATTGTTGGTAAGAATCCTTACTTGGACTTCCTGTTTCATCAATTGCAAATCCTTCGCCTTTGAATGATTGTGTAAATGAAGGACCAGCTTGATATTGGTCTCCACATTTAGAAGTTGCATCAATAGTGTTTACTGTTGATGTCATTGAGTTTGTTGTAAGACAAGCAACGGCTTTGAATGTTGCGTCATTGTCTATGTCAGCGGTAAGAATATAATCTCTTGCTGATACTTTTGTTTCTGCCATTTTATTTTAATTTTGAGTTATTATTAAATTATAAGTTATTATTGTTCTCCATACATTATCCGAAGGGTTTAAACCATCTAAATTTCTAATTGCACCCACCACCAAACTTGTAGCATAAAACCCATTTGTTAAGGTTATTGCGGTTTCGGAATTGATTGCAGCTAGTATTAAATCGCTTATTGTTTCGGCTCTTTTATATCCAAAGTTACTATTTTTTATTACAATGTCAACATCAATGGTAACTGCATTGGTGTAACTGATTTTACCTTGTTCCTGTGCCGATGCCCTTCCGTTCATAATCACATATTCATTTACTCCGTTATCAGGAGCATAACCATCGTAAACAGGCAATCCGCTTGAACTTGTCAAGTTAGTATAAAACCACTTCTTTACTTCTATATTAGGATTTAACATTCTTTATTACGTTTTGTATGTTTTTTCTCAAAACAGGTATTTCACTTTCAA